GTTGATGTTATAGATTATAAAACCAATAAAGAGATCAAGAAGGAAAGCTTCCGTAACTGGGAAGGTATATCTCAAATGATGACTGGTCCAGTAGCCCATCTTGAGGACTGTAACTTCAATCATTACTCTTTACAATTGAGCATCTACATGTACATGATCCTTAAACACAATCCTATTTATAAACCTAATAAGCTAGTACTACATCATATCCTATTTGAACAACAAGGGGAAGATGAACACGGATATCCTATCCTTAAAAAAGATAACGAAGGTAATGCAATAGTTAAAGACGTTGTGCCTTATGAGTTACCGTATCTTAAATCAGAGGTGATCGGAATGATTAACTGGCTTAAAGAAAACCCAAGAAAATGAGCACTAACCTAACTATGGATGACTTTAGAGTAGCTCTAAGTGATTTTTATAAAAATAGTGAAGTAGAAAATAAACAAAGACAGCTCATTGTTCAGACAGGTTATGGCGGTATGCAACTGTTCAATAATGCAATGAAGAAAGAAGCTGAAGAACAAGCAATCAGACAAAGAAAGATCGATGCAGGATTTAAAGTAAGTAAGTTGAAAGTTGGAGATAAAATCACATATACTGAATGGCATAATCTAAAGAAGATGATTAAGTCTCCAGATCTTGAAAATCTTGTACTAGTAGAATCGATTATAGAACATTATGAGCAACGATGAGTATCAACAAAAAAGGCTGTTTTGCCAAGAAGTAAAGATGAAAAAACCTAAGATAACTTTTACAACTTTTCCTGGCCTATGTGTTGGGATTGGTTTTCCTTGGACTGATTATAGTGACATGTATGTTACTATCCTGTTTATAGGAATTCACTTTAAATGGAGAAAACGATGAGCGGGTTTCCAAAGATAAAAGGTCTGAAATGGCTTTGTGAAGACTTCCCAGATTTAGTAACTATAGAAGTTACTCTTGTGGATAGAACTCTTAGAGATTTAGAGATAGAAGGAATGCCTCTTCCTGAACAACCTGGTTTAATGTATATAGATCTTTCTAAATTAGCATCAGTACATGAATGGTATCCTAAAGGGTCTGATGAACCTTCTCGAACCTGTTGTACTATAGATGTAGAAGGGGTAGATTCTTTTATCGGTGATATCACTGTTAAAGATATTACTGAGGCATGGATATTTTATAAACGATTTAAGTACGCGCATGATACCAGAAATATTTGATATAGCCAATGGCAAAGTAGTAGTGAATACGAATGTCCTTCTTATTCCACAACTCAAAGCAGTTCACGATGAATACAAGGATCCTATTCCGGCTCTGAGTTTTTTACATTTTATGTATCATCCTAAAGGACCCTATTGTAATACTCCTGCAGAAGATAAAGAAGGAATATTACTTCTTGACTTTCCCGGTGAGTATACTCTAGAGGATCCTGTAATGATCGCTGCAATGGCAAGGATGGATGAATTTATAATCAGTCCTACTTATAGATATTATCTTGATAACAAGTTACTCTTAGAAAAATTAGGTAAATTTGCTAGAACCGCACCGATCACTTCAGGTAGGGATGGTAATATAAATGCAATGTTATCTCAGATTAAATCAACCGGTAAAACGATAACCGAGTTTAAGATGCTTGAGAAAACAGTACAACAAGAACTAGATGAGCACAAGTCTAGAGTAAGAGGAGAAAAACGAATAGCTTATGACCAAAAATCTTAATATGGAAGAATTACACAACTGGTTGTTTCATTACAACCCCTACACTGAATCATGGGCTGCTTTTAAAAGAGACGATTTAGTAGCGTATTTTAATGGTGATATGACCAAAGTTTTAAAAAGCAAGTCTCAAAAAACGCTAGAAGGATTGATCACCTATCATAATGGTGATATTAAAAAAATCAATGAGATAGCTGCACTAGGCAAATGAGTGAAGTCTTCATAACTGTCCCTACTTGGGAGAATGATGTCTGGACTACTACAGAGTTTGCTACTAGGCAGGATTTCATTGACTTCCTACTCCCTCTGTTTAAAGAACCGGGTAAGTGTGAATTTGATGAAACTACTCTGATGTTTAAAGAACAGGGTCTAAAGTTTGAAGAGAAAGGTTATTACTGCGCATTTCCGGAAGGATCTAGAGATCATCGTAATTACTGGGATGATCAAAAGAACAAATGCCGATACGGTGCTATTTATAAAGCTAATGGAAAAACCTGGTATCTCGCTCGCGAATACTATATGTGGTTAAACTTCCTACCAATCAATGACAAGTTAAAAAGGAAACTAGCTTTCCCTCAAGTTTGGGATACTCAGTATTACATGGCCATGTATGAGTTACTGGCTGAGTTGCATTACCTACATTGTGCGATTCTTAAGAAAAGACAGATCGCATCTTCTTACTACCACTGTGCAAAGATGATAAATCTCATATGGTTTGAAGAGACTCCGATCATTAAGATGGGCGCCTCTTTAAAAGATAAGATCAATGAGAAAGGTTCATGGAAATTTCTTGATGAATATAAATCATTCTTAGATAGTAAGACGGCATGGTACCGTCCGATGAATCCGGGTAAAGTTATGATGTGGCAACAACAAATTCAGGAAGAGGTTAATGGTCGTCCTGAGCAAGTTGGTGGTAAAGGTGTTATTCAAGGATGTACTTTAGAACAAGATGCTACAAATGGTGTTGGTGGTGATTGTCGATTCTTCTTTTATGAAGAGGGTGGTATTGCACCTACTGCAGATAAAACCAAGGAGTATATGTTAGCCGCCTTGTCGATGGGTGAGATTGTAACTGGACAGTTCTGTATTGCCGGTTCTGTAGGTGAGCTTGATCAGTGCAAACCTTTAGAGCACATGGTTAAGTATCCAGATGTAAATGACATCTATGCTGTAGAAAGTAATCTTTTGGATGATAAAGGGACTATAGGAAGAACCGGTTTATTTATTCCGGAACAATGGTCTATGCCTCCTTATATTGATAAGTGGGGGAACTCACTTGTTGAACAAGCATTAGAAGCGCTTAATGTAAGTAGAGAGAAGATGAAAAAGGATCTTGAACCTTCTTTATACCAGTTAAGAATATCCCAACGTCCACGTAATATCGCAGAAGCATTTGCTCACAGAACTGTTTCTTTATTTCCACAACATTTAATTACTGCCCAGAAGAGACGAATTGAAGACAAGGAATATGCTAGTGAGTTTCTTGACATCTCCAGAGATGCCGAAGGTAAGATCAAGGTAGTTAAAAGTAATAAACATCCAATCACAGAATTCCCTATCACTAAGAAGACAGAGGATAAAACCGGTGTATTTGTAGTATATGAAAGACCTGATGAAAAAGCAGAATGGGGTACATACTATGGTTCTGTCGATCCGGTCTCTGAAGGTAAGACAACTACATCCGAATCTCTATGCTCTATCTATATTTACAAGAGAGCTATAGAAGTTACAAGAATAGATGAAGCGGGTAAGACAGAAACCTTTATAGAACAAGATAAGATAGTGGCTGCATGGTGTGGAAGGTTTGATGACCTAAATATGACCCATGAACGTCTCGAGTTAATCATTGAATGGTATAATGCCTGGACAATCATAGAGAATAACATTTCCCTGTTTATTCAGTATATGATCGGTAAGAATAAGCAGAAGTATCTAGTTCCTAAGGATCAGATTATGTTCTTAAAAGATCTTGGGGCCAATAGAAACGTGTACCAGGATTACGGGTGGAAGAATACCGGAGTCTTATTTAAGACACACCTTTTAAGTTATTTGATTCAGTTCTTAATGGAAGAACTTGATCGTGAGACTAAGACAGATGGTACTGTAGTTAAAATTAAATACGGTATTGAAAGAATCCCTGATATCATGGCTATGGTTGAGATGGGTGCTTATGAAGAAGGGCTTAACGTGGATAGATTAGTAGCTCTAGCCGCTCTAATAGCGTTTGCCAAAGTACAAGAATCTAATAGAGGATACAAGAGAAGGGTTGACAACCTTGATAAGAAACATTTGCAAAAGTCAGAAAATTTGTATAAATTACAACATACACCCTTCCGCCATATTGGAAAGGGAGGTAATGGCAATGGTGGGAAACCACCTAGAAACCCATATAAAAATTTAAGATAGCATGGAAGTATTAAATGCAATGGACTTAAAGTCCGGTAAAAGAGCTAAAGCCAACCGCATGGGTACTATAACCCAGCCGATTCAATTCTTACCTTTTGAAGATAAAGATGAGGAATGGACCGCTTGGAACATGGACTGGTTAGAGTGGAATGGGATCAAACAGATCCGCCGTAATGCTAGGCGTTTAATGAAGAACTACAAACTGGCCAAG